CCGTGGTGCCAGAGTTGAGGACGCCGCCAGACAACGGACCCTCGCCTCCAAAGCCACCGAGGTTGAAGACCAGGCCGCCCTGATTGGCCATGCCGGACTGGCCGTCACCCCCGTACACGTTGACGTCCCCGCCGGAGCCGACACCACCGAGATTACCCAGACCAGGAGCGCTCGGGGTGCCCAACGGATTAACCACCCCGCCGGTCGCACTGATCGTAGTGCCGCCGAGCACGAAGCTGCTTGCTCCGCCCGGTCCAGGCGCGGTTGTTCCCGACACCCCGGCCGTTCCTCCAGCCCCGATCACGACAGTCGCCACTGCGCCCGGCGTGACGCCGATCATCCGCTTCCGTGCGTATCCGCCACCGGAACCGCCGCCGCCGGTAAAGCCGCTGATCGACGCCCAGGAACCGGACCCTCCGGCCCACACTTCAACCTCGATCGTGGTGACGCCGGCGGGCACCGCCCACGTCCCCGAGCTGGTGATGTTGTGGACCCCATGCGGGATCGCGCCGATTAGCGCTTGGATCGACAGCAAGACCTGGTTGAAGACGGTTGCGGTCGTGTCGGCGGTGATGCTCGCCGCTGCCAGGATCGACATCAGCTCTTCCTGGAGCATGGTGACGAACCAGTAGCGGACGCGCGTTGCCGGCGAGATGCCCGGCAGCGCAGGCCCGAAATACCCGGTCGTTCCGGTCAACGCCGGAGGCGACGGCAGCGTGGCAACCGCCGTCGGGTCAGTGATTCTTTGCATGAAGTGTCCCGATCAGGAGAAAACGAAAAGGACCAACGTCCCGGCCGGCGTGTCTTGCGTGATGCGGCATACCAACTCGCCGGCGTCATAGGTTTCCAGCGGATCGTCCACGCTGGATTCTTCGACGGAGAAATAGAAAGTCGTGATCTGCGGTGCGTTCACCTGCCAGATGAACGCCCACTCCGGTTCGAGCAGCGGTTCGTCGCAAGGCATGTCCACGGTGAACGGCGAGAACTCGGTAATGGTGATTGTGAACCCGAGCGCCGCCGCCAGCGCGATGAAGTACGCCGTGGTCAACGCACCCCGCGCGCCAAACTTTGCACGGACCGCAGCCTGGCGCTGCTCGACCGAGGGGTTCGGCGCCGTGCACGGGTCGGGCAGGCCGAGCGAGTTCTCCCACTCTTCCAGCAGGTTTTGCGTCGTCGCCGGGCTGGCGTCGATCAGGACCTGTGCCGCTGCCGCCGTGCTGCGGGTATAGGTCGGCGCCAGCGCCAGCATGACCGCCGACAGCGTGGACGCTGGATCGCGGCGCCACACGCGGCCCGAGGGCAACAGCCGCAGCATCGCCTGCTGATAGTCGGCATCGCCAAATGCAGGAGGGGTCGGCATCAGGAATAGGTGACCGTTCCGAGGGTGAACAGGTAGCCGGCCGCCGACGTGATCGGCCACGTCGAAGGCGTGGTGATCGCGAACGATGGCAGCCCGCCGATCGCCGTGATCGCCGCGGCGCAATCGCTCTGCTCGATCGACGTGGTTGCGAGCGGCGAGTCTTTCTGCATCAGCAGCGTGGTCAGCGCGGCCGAGACCAGGGCCTGCTGCGCCGTCGTGATGCCGGAAAGGCCGGCCAGCGTGAACGCCTGCGTCGAGGCCTGCGGCGCGACAGCATAGACCAGCATCGTCACCGCGCGCAGCGCGTAGAGGAAATTCGCCACCGCGAGCTGGTCGCCCGTCGCTGCCGTATCACGGGTTTCCTGCGCGGCGACGCCGTTCGTTCCCTGCGGGAAGCCGCCATAGGCAGCCTCCGACACGTCCATCATAAAGAAAACCGTGACGGTGCCGGCGCCAGCGATCCACGGCGCGCACCACGCGCGGGTAACGCCGGTCACCTGCAAAGCCCAGGTCACGAAATCGGCCTGGTTACCGCCATGTGGCGGCGCCGCATAACTCTCCTGCATGCGGGTCCGCATCGGCCCGTCTGTCTCCAGGTCCGCGCCGCCCGTGATCGCGGCCGTCGCGGCGCCGGTCGCGTTGATGCCGCCGATCGACACGCCCAGCTCTAGCGGCGTGCCGCTGTCGGTGTTGCCGTTCGAGCCCGCCACCAGCGCGACGACAGTCACCGCGACCGATCCGCCGCCGCCAACCGTCGCGTCGGCCGCCGTGGCGTACTGGACGCCGTCGCCCCGGCTGCAAACCGTCCCGCCCGGCAAAGGGGTGTTGACGACGCCCGGCCAGGATGCAGGGCCAGAGGCGAAGGTTGGCGCCTCGCGCAACACCGGGGTCGGCGCCATCGCCGCCCATCCCTCCAGGTATTCGCCGGTCGAGGTGAACGGCGTCGATTGCAGGGAGATCCAGTCGAGGTAGCCGTAATGCAGATAGGCGAGGCCGGCCTGCACCCAGGCCAGCACGCGCAGCACGGCCCTGCGCAGGAACCCGTCTGCGTTCGGCAGATCGGACGCGGTGATGTCCTGCATCGCCTGCGCGCGAAGTGCAGTGAGGGTCGGCCGGGGAAAAGGCACGGATCAGGATTCCTGCGACCAGGCGTAGCTGTAGAGGTTCGGAACGCCGTTCGCCGTGATGGTGACAATCGCGCCGATGCCGCCCGGGCCTGTGAAAAACGGTTGCGCGTCCACCGCCGACGCGACGCCATCGGTGATCATCCAGGCGTGGCATTGGATGATCTGGTCGCGCAGCCAGTTCAGCGTGTCTTGCGTGCGCGGCCGGGCAAAAGCCTGGTAAATTTTCGAGCCGATACGATCGTCCGGGATCACGGCGAGGGTCGGGTCCTCCAGCGCCGCATAGGTGTCCCCCCACCAGCCGTGCGGATCGGTGTCGAACACGATGTCGCCGGGATCGACCTGGGCATCGGTGAACATGCTGATCAGGGAAGCCGTCCCCAGGTCGTGCCCCAACTCCAGCCCGGCGCCGAGCATATTGAGATCGCCGGTCCCCGTGGCCGGGTCCCACACGATGCGAATGTCGCCCATTACGTGCTGGCCGTTGGTGCGGTGGTGCCCGCCGCAGCGGTGCCCTCGCCGTGCTTGTGCGTCTGCAAGCCGACCTGATCGGCGCCGCCATAGCCCGCGATGACCGCCCCGGTGACGTGCAGATCGCCGGCGATCGTCATCGGGTTGCCGGCGCACGCAACCGACGGACCGCCCGCGGTCAGCCAGACATAGGCGCCTCGAAGATCGTACAGCGCGGCATCGCCCACGCCGAGGTTGCGCAGCCGATAGGTCTGGTGGCCCCCGGCGATCGCCAGGGACTTCGCCCGGTCGCCGTCGAGGAAAGCCAGGTGCAGGTCGGTGCCGATCGGCGGCGAGCCGGTGACGCCGAACCCATACAACACCGGTATGTTGTCGCGCATGGACAGCGCGTCGAGCTGCGCCTGCACCGTCTGCACCGGTCCGCTGTCGTTCACCGCCAGCGTCGTGCGGGCCAGCGCGAACGGTGCGCCACGGCGCAGCATCAGCGCACTCACCTGGCGCTCCAGCATGACGACCTGGCGCGTCAGCATCGCGACGGTTGCTTCGAGGGACGTGGACATGCAGCCTCCGGCCGCTACGGCGGCGTGCTGGTGGATGGCGGCGCGGGGGACTGCGCGGTCTGCGGCGCGTTGGTCAGCTCGGCATCGAACAGGTTCAGCGGGTTTGGCTCGGGGGTGAATGCGTCGGGCGGCATCAGGATCAGGTCGGTATGCGTGCCGCTCATGTCCTTGCGGAAGGTCAGCGAGCCGATGATCCACGTCGCGTCGGCGATGTCGGCCGCAGGTGCGTCGATCGTCGCCAGCCGGTTCGGCGTCCAGAGGGTGCCCGCGCTGTCGCGCCAGCTATCGCAGGTGATGGACGCGGCCTGGCTGCGGCCGATGCGCCGGGCCTTCTCCCAGTTCGCGCGCTGTTTGGCGATGGCGTCGTTGTCGATCGTCTGCTGCCCGGCCGGGGTCGGTGCGATCTGCTCCGAGACGATGATGCGCAGCCGGTATTCGCCCAGCGTGTCATCCAGGATGGTGGCCCGGCGGTTGGCCAGGCCGCCCAGGTCGGCGGTCTGGTCGACGCCGGAAAAGACCACCACGTAGGTCGAGAACCGGCCATCGACGGAACGCTCGGCGTTGATCGCCTCGATGTTGCCCGGGAGGGTGAAGCCGGAGGCGTGCCGCGCGGTGCCGATGCGGTCCAGCACGAGGCGGCCGGACACGTCCTCGTAGACCAGGTAGCCGGCGTAGCGGGCGACGGATTCGATGATCTGGTAGGGCGTCTCGCCCAGCGGCACCTGGAACGACGGGATCGCGATGCCGAGGTCTTGGACAGCCGAGCATGCGGTGATGCCGTACGCGTTGCAGAGCTTGGCCGCCACGTCGAGGGCGTTCGCGCCGTTGATCTGACCGCCGCGGATGCCGGGGTCGTTCAGCAGGTCGGCGGAGCAATCCACCAGGTTGCGGGTGATGCCGCGGCCCGAGAGGGTGACCTGGTGGTTGCGCGCGTCGATCGGGATGGAGCGGCGGTCGATTTTCCCGGTGATGACGAGGTCGGAACCGATATAGATCAGGCATGGCTGGCCGGGGCGGGTGCCCGCCAGGGCTGGGCCTTGCAGGAACTCGGCGCTCGCGGTCAGCGACCAAGTGTTCGGCATCGACTCGCAGGAGCGGGTGATGGTGACGTTCTGCCAGCCGACGAAGCGATTGGAGCCGACCTGGATGGTTACGTCATCCGGGTTGGAGCCGAGAGACACTGCCACAGCGTATCGCTTCGTTGCATGAGAGGTCGGTGCCGACGCCGCGAGGCCTACGCCCCACAACGATGGCAGGAGAAGAGTTCGGGTCTGCCGCTGAAAGAAGGACGGTGGCTACACCGGTCAGCAACGCGCCAGTCGAGCGAGAGGTCGAGTTCAAGGCGTAGTCCAGGGATGAGCCACTCGGCCCGGAGCTTGGACGTGATCCCTACAATTGACCCTAAGCTTCATTTCCTATAGTTGGTACCAGTCACAGATCCTGTTTCCATGGATCAGTCACGCGAATGACTGGCGCCACCCATCAGTTTTTCCGGATGCCACGTTTCGAGGGTATCTGCATCGCGGGATTCGTTAGCGTACTAACGCATTGTATCCAAAACCGTCGGGATCGCCTTCTATTTGACCGAGTTGGCGCCGATCTCGCTGCGCACCTCGCCATCCACCCAGATCGAAACCCAGATCGCCGGCGCCGTCTCGACCTTTGCCGCGCCGATCTATGCTAAGTGGGGCGATGCCTCCACCGGCATCACCAACATCAAGCTGAACTACCAGGCGATCGGCTCCGGTGCCGGCATCAACCAGATCAACAACCGCACTATCGATTTCGGCGCCTCCGACATGCCGGTCGCGGCCGATCAGCCGGCCGCGCATAAGCTGATGCAATTCCCCACCGTGATCGGTGGCCTGGACATCATCGTCGACATTCCTGGCATGACGCCCAGGGAGCCGAAGTTGACCAGCTCGATTCTGGTGCACATCTAACTGGGCAAGATCACCAACCGGAACGATGGGGCGATCACCCCGCTGAATCCGCGCATGGAGCTGCCGCAGACCGCGATCTCACCGGTGTACCGCGCTGACGGGTCAGGCACGACCTTCGTCTTCACCGACTATCTCGGCATGCAAGGCGCCGAGTGGAAGAGCAACGTCGGTTCCTCGACTCCGTCGCCTGGCCGTTGGCGCGGGCGCCAAAGGCAGCGATGGAATCGCCACCACGGAAAAGCAGACCGTCAGCGGTCTTTCCTACGACGAGAGCGCTTACCTCGAGAACAACCACCTGACCCCATGGCACAACTCAAGAACAAGGCCGGCAAGTTCGCGACGCCACCATAAACTCGCTCAAGGCCGCCAATGCTGACTGGTTGAAAGTGCAGAATTTCGCAACTGACCTGAACGACCAGCCAAGAGAGGGAGCTGGACAGTCGAGGGCCTTTTCTTCGTGCCGTGGGCGACCAATCCAGAGGCTGCGCCGGAGTGCCGTCACGAAGAAGTTCTTCGACTGAGGTTTCGCGTACGGCGCAAACACCAGGTGACAAAGATGGAGGACGATATTAATATGATCTTCGGTAGTGGTGTGTTCCCGGGCACAAGGTACAGCTAATGCGGGTCACCCAGAAGGTGATCGAGATCCTTGGCGGGTGGGAGGGCAACCGGCTCGATGCGAAAATCAACCTCGTACTCATCCTGCCCACCGATCCACTCGCTCAAGGTGTCCGGAGCGCCTCGGAAGTGAATACCCCTAACGAGCCGCGTGCCGCCTACAAGTTGATCGCTGCGGACATGAATGAGATGACGTCCATGTTGCGGTGCAGGATGAAGGGGCTGCCTAACCAAGTCGGATGATGTTTCGCCGACCAACATAGGAGATAAAACCCATGCCGCCGTCCCACTAAATCCATCGCCTCAAGGAGGCAAAAAGGCGCGGCCAGAACGACCGCGCCCTTGTAAGTTGGTAGCCCCGTAAGGGCCACGGTGTGATTGGCGCCGACTATAC